TCAGGCAGCGCTGGCCAGCAGCAAGGGTTTGGAAAGGGCATATTTGCCCTTCTGACGAACGGTATAGCGGCCGTTGGGCAAAGCGCTGTTGAGTGCCGCGCGTGTGGCGCTGTCCAGTGTCAGCTTCGGAAAGGGGGATTCCCACATGCCTGCGGTATGCGTCTGGTCGCCAAAAGTGATTTGGTACAATTCCGTTTCTTCTTGCAGCGGAACCTCGATACCATCTTGCCACAACCATGCGCCTCTGGCCCTGCGCGTCCACCCCAGTTCCAGACTGCCATCGGCATGCACATGGACCTTTGGATGAACGGGCGACAAAGGACGCAATGCGATACCTCGACACCAGATGGGTGAATAGACCGCCGTGGTATCGCCCAGGCCCAAGGCCGCGATCTGCGTCCCATCGGCTTTGCCTACCAAGGTTGCATCCAATGCGACGGCATTGCCATCCAGCAATACAAAGGGCTCACCAGCGGCGTGGGTGGAGATGGCAAACTCGGTGCCGCCACATCCGCGCCACAGGCCCGAGAGGCGCCAGTTGCCGTCACCCATGCTCTCAGCATTCAGGAACTGGATAATTTCCTGCCCCACCAGCGCGCGATTGGCCCCCATCGCCAATTGCCGCGTTGTTGTGCCGGTCAGCGCCAGATCGGTGCCAGCCAAATGTACGGTCAGCGTTGATTGACGATCAAGCATCAGCGGCGAAGCGGAAGGCAGCACCGTTTGGGCCGTGCCAATCGTGCGCCGCATTCGTCCGGTTGCGCCTAGCCGGATCAGGGCGCCATCGCCGTGGTCGGCATATAGCGCGGCGCCGCTCCATCCGCTGCTGGCCGAACCGGCCGCAACATAGGTCACTGACAGATCCGAACTGCCGTTTCCGTCCCATGGCAGCTCAAACGCGTGCAGGGCCGTGGGGCCCGAAACCAGATCGGGGGCTGTGCTGGATTGGCCGCTGGCGCTTGCGGGCAGGATGCCCTGAATGTCGGGCGCTAGCCGTTTCAGCAGCAGTTCGACGCCTGTTTCGCGCCATTCCCATTCGGTCACGCGCCACAAACCGGGGCGGCCGGGTACGGTCACCACTGTGCCGGGCGCGACCGAAGGGTGCAATTCGCCGCACCGCCATTGCAAGGTTTCCTGCGCCCAGCCTGCGCCGCGGTTCGCACTGGCAATCAGTTGGAATGCGTTCTGGGCACTGATGGCGGCGGGCACTTCAACCGTGCGGGGCTGACCTGAGGCGGGTTTTCCCGGCGCGCGCTGGGTGCCCGGCTGGTAGTCCAGTGCGGTGTCGTAATAGCGCAATACGCCTGGCAAGCTATTGTTGCCCGCTTGACGCGAATGTGAAAATCCGGTCGTGGCGCCAAATTCACCTTTGCCTTGGGCGACGGCTGGTTCGCCCAGAGCGATCGGGTTCACTTGCAATCGCTCGCGCGTGATGGTCAGCCGGTCACCGCCCGCATCGCACAACATGGGAAACAGCGGCTGGAATTGCGCCAATGTTTCGTCCAACGCGCCTTCGCAGGCAAAGCCGGTGATGCCGTCCAGCGGCACATCAGCATCCACAGAATCAATCAGCCCATCCAAGGCGCTGCCCAGCGATAGCGCATCTTCGTCGGCGAAGATTTCAAAGCTGAGGCTGGGGATACGATTGCCGAAATCGGCCAATTGCAGATCCTCGAACACCGCATAGGCCAGTCCGCGAAATGCGGGGCAGGTGGTGCTGCCTTCGGCTGCGGCAATCAGCGGATCGACGCCCTGGTCATGCTGTCCGGTATAAACGCGCAGCGCCCCCCCCACCTTGAGATCGCCATAGGTGCCGCGCAGCAGCTTTCCGTCGGCCCAAACACGGCCAATGCCTTGAATCGGACGACTGGACAGCGCCACGGCAAAGCTGGAGGTATAGCTGTAGGTGGTGACAGAAGGGCTGCTTTTGCCTCCGCCCGATGTGGCGGAATGCTCGATCAGATCGGTGGCCCAGATGATCGTGCCTGCAGCGCGCATATGGCCGTAATAGCGCGGTACGGCCGAGCCATAGCTGGAAGTGGTGATCGACAGGTCTTTCAGACGGGGACCTTGGCGGCTGGATTTGCCAATCAGGGCGGAATCGATCTGGCTGCCAGCCGCCGCGCCCAGTACGGCTCCCAGCGGCCCGCCAAAGATCGTTCCCAATGCGGTCAATACAATCGTGGCCATGATGCCTCTCATTCTTCGCCCAAAAGGCGCCATTGCATGAGGATCTGATCGTCAGGTGCGGCAGGGCTGTGCACCACGCGCCGCAAGCCAGCGTGCGCATGGACATATCCCCCGCCGGGTGCGGCGATCATGAAGTGATGCTGATGCAGCTTGAGACGCAGCAACAGCACGTCGCCGGGTTGGACAGGCCCCTGTACCGAACCAAAGCCCAAGGTCGCTGCCCAGCGGTCGGTGCCCGTGAGCCGGGTGTTACGTAATTGATAGTCCAACGGCAGATCACAGGGCCGATTGATCCGCCGCAAGGCTTCGGCGATCACGCCCAAACAGTCGAGACCAGTACGCCAATCGCGCCCATGCAGGCGAAAGGGGATCCCCACCGTTTCCAGCGCCGCATAGGCAAAACCCATGCGCAGGTCACCGCTGGTCACGATGCCAGCCCATAGCGGACGATCAGATCGTTACCGGGCAGGAACGGCTCACCTTGAAAATTCACCGCATTGGCAAAACGGCCAGAGCACGTCGCCAGAGTGTGGTCACACCCTTCGCGGATCAGGGCATGTGACCCGGCGGGGATTGTTTGATCCAGCGGTTGATCCAGCACCAATGCGCTGTTTGATACCGCCAGAATGTTCATGGCAAGGCCGGCATAGGGGCCGTCCATCCAGCGAACTACGCCGCCCGTCAGGGCGGTGGCACTGACCGCGCAGGCCATCGTGACGGCATTGCCGCTGATGTCATGCGCCGTCAAAACCGCTTCATGCGTATAGCGCGCGGCGGCCAGTCCGCAGCCGGTCCCGCAAAAGTCGGATCGGCAACTGGGGCTGGTTCTGGGGATGGGGTCATGTTGCAAATCGGCCTTGCGCGAGGCCAGCGTGGTCGAAAACTGCCCCTCGTTTTGGCTGACGGCGCCGATGCGCCCGCCATACAAGGCCTGAAAAGCCAGCGTTTCCCAATCCACCAATCCGATGACGATACGTGCATTGTCATACCGGCCAGCAATCAAGTCCTGGGCGGAAATGGCCGCGTGCGAGATAGCTCCGGTCACTTCGGCGGAGTCGGCGTCGAAATCGGCGGTGCGCCGGATGGCGGTTGGCATCATCCCGGGCGCGGCATGGTGTAACAAGCCGTCGAACCACAGATCGGCATCATGCGTGGTAAAGCCCAGCGTGACGCCATCGGTGCGCGAGACGCGCCAATAGGTGGCGACAGTCTCGACCTCGGTGGAAAACCAGATCCGCGTCATACCGCCTCCCGGATTTCGACGACCGGAACATTGGGCACTTCGCCAGCCAAAAAGGTGACGCCGGCCACGTCCAGCTTGTCCTGTTCAAATCGTACGGGCACATCAAACAGAAAGCCTGCGCGAACCTGTGCGCCAGACGCCGGCGGGGTGGCAAAGTGGATGATCCCGCCATCGCCCAGCGTCCAGCCGCTTGTGACAGCCGAGCCGCCCACGCTGACCAACAGCGAGGCCGCGCGCGGCCGGGTGATCCGGCGACGCTGCATGTCCTCAACCGCCATCGTGCTTTCGCCATAGCGCTTGATCAGGGCAAAGCTGGTGGCGATTCCATCCCCCACACCCAACAGTTGGTCATTGGCGGTGGGCGTGCCGGTCATGCCATGCGAACTGAAATCGGTCGGGTCCTTCAGGCGAAAACCGCGCGCCGCACCACGCCGCGCCCGGAAAAATCCGATCAGCGTGGCCAGATCGCTGTCCGAGCGCACACCCGGCCCCACATCAAAGCGCAGCCGCGCATTGGCCCATTGGCTGTTGCGGTGCTCAAACCCCGAGGCGGTGGTGATGATGCTGGTCGAAAATTCCGGGGCGACCTGTGTGTCCAGCGCCAATGCCAGCGGATAGATCACATCGTCAAAGGCGTTCATGGCGGTGCTGTCCTGTGATTGAGGGATAGCGACAAAGCCGTCGCGGCAGATCTGGGGCAGCGCCCAGACAAAGATCTCGTGGCAGCCGCGGTTGCGGGCCTCGTCAATGCCGCGGTCGATCAGTTGCCATTGGTCCGCCTGTGATTCCAGCAGGACAAAACCCGCCAGATAGTCCTGAGCCGTTTGCGAATAGCCCAGCCGGCTATTGACCAGGGCATAGGCGGCTTGCCGCGCCGCATCGGCGCCTGCGGTCAACCAATCGTAATCCTCGACCTGCAATCGATCGAAGGCGGGCGCGGCCCAGCCTACCGGCAGATTGGCACGGCGCAGTTCCGGCATGGCCGGGTCCAGCACGGTCGGAAGAAAGGTCAGCAATAGCGTTTCGGCTGAGGTGCCGATGCTGCTGGCGACCTGTTTGACCCGTGTACCGATGGCGATGGTCGATGCCGCCAACAGCGCTCCCGCCTGATCCAGCAACGCGGTTTGTGCGCTGTTCAGCGATTGGCGCATGTCGGGAATGGCTACCGGGCTGCCGCCAAAGGCTGCCTTGGCCGCGTCGTCATACAGGCAGATACGCCCGTCGGGCATTACCCACCACCAGGGCTCACCCACCTGAAAACGGATGGCGCAGCCTGCCTCATGCAGCATTTGCGCGATGGTTGCGGCGGTCAGTTGCAACCATGCCATTGCGGCGGTGCTGGCGGGCGAGAGCAGGGCTGAAGGCGGGCTCCATCCGGTGCGGGCCGGATCGCCATTGGCGGCGCGCTGCTGCCAGTCGTCCGGGCAATGCTGGGCCAACACTTCATATGACATTGAAGCAATCGGTGAGAGGCCTGCCGCCGCGCATTGGGCAAAGAACGCCGCGTGCCACGCCCGCGCCGGGCCGCACAGCGGGTTGTCGCCATCATTGGGGACGACATAAGCGCCGCTCTGCGCCTTGAGCCGAAAGTAATGGCTCATCCCGATGTAGTGCAGCACACTGCCGCGATAGCCCAATTGCCGCAAAGAGCGGATCAGACGGGCGGGCGTCTGGTTATAGCTGTCGTCATAGGCGGTGGCGACAGCCAACCCATGGGGCGGCACGAACACATTGCCGATGCGCAGCATGGCATTGTGGCCATCGCATCGGATGTTGGTCATCTCGACCCAGCCATCGACGGGCGCGGTCAGAGGGGTGGTCGATCCCCCGGCATAGTCGGGCGACACAAGCGAGATGAACATCCGGTCGATATCCGCCGGATACAGCGGATCGGCGCCTATGGTGGATGACCACCCGCCAAAGATGGTCGAGAAGGGCAGGGTGATCTGTGCGTCCTGACCCGTGCCATTGGCGAAATTCCAAAGGCGCACATACCATACCCGCGCCGCGCCGGTGGCATCGCGGCCCTCGATCGTCAGGGTGGGGCCGTTGACCGCATCCAGCGAGGCAATGCCCCCCGACCGCCAGCGGAATGACAGAGTCGTGCGGCTGTAATCGCGGTGGGTGTCATAGGCCAGCAGGGGATGGTCCATCGCATCGACACTGTCCCAGATCAGCCCGGCCAGATCACCCTGTGTCAGGAACGAGAGATCGACGCGCAGCGCGTCAGCCGCCGTCGTTACCACCGACCCCATCATCGGCCGGCCAAAGTTGATCGTCCAGAACCGCGGGTCGAACCGCTGAATCCATTCGGTTTCCTGTCCGGTGCGGGCAGAAGCGAGCCAAAAGGCCATGAGGACAGCTCCGATTGATCAGGATTGAGACAGGGCGCGGCGCAATGCGCTGGCGATCTGGCGGCCCGAGCGCTGCAACGCCTGCGGGGCGTCAGTGCCTGCGGGCGCGTTGACATTGATCGACACGCGCACCTCGCGGGGGGCGCCATTCAGGCTTTGGTTGTTGGCAACCGAGCCGGCGGAGGTTGGGACGAACAGTTCAGGCCCGCGCTCACCCACCAGATAGGCTTGGCCCGGCGAAACCGGTCCGCCAGTCGCACGACCGGGCAGCCCCAGAATCGAGGACAGCGCGCCCGTAAGTCCGCCGCTGATGGTTGTGCCGCCACCCAGCAGGCTGTTGCCCGCGGCGCTGGCAATGTCTGCCATCACCTGCAACGCCGTGCTGCGCAGCGCGCCAAAGCCGGTGGTGCCATGCTGGATCGCGCCGGTCAGGCCCGATGCCAGCACATTGCCTGCCTGCGTAAAGCCGGGGAGCAAGGTGCTGTCGAAACCGCTGCGCATGGTCGTGATGTCCTGGGCAAAGCCCTGCGTGCTGGCGCGCACGTCGATCAGCAGGCTTTGGATCGGCGTGCTACTGCTGGAAGAGGTGGTCATGGGTCGCGCTCCATCATGCGTTGCAGCTCAGCGCGGCTGAGCGGGGCGTTGGCCGGGTGGGGTTCGGGGGACAGGATGGTGGCCAGCTCTGCTGGGGTGGCGGCCCAGAACTCGGCCGGACGCCAGCCCAGCAGCCGACCGGCCAAACCGGCCAGCCGCCGGGCGCCGGGGCCAAAGCGCGCGTCATCCGCCATGGGTCAGCCCGCGCCTTGGAGGATCTGGCCCAGCAAGGCTTTGAGCGCCGGGGCGACGCCCGAAAGACCTTGCGCCATTACGGCCTGACCGACGCCATCGCGGGTCAGGCCGTCCTTGTTGGTCAGACAATGCCAGAACAGCGCCACCAGCTCGGCCAGCCGCAACTGGCCGGCTGCGGCGCGTTCGACCAGCGCGAACAGCGGCCCCAGCTCATCCTCGGCCGCCACCAGTGCGGCAAAGCTGGGGCGCAGCACATGCGGCTGGCCATTGATGTTCAGACTGGCCTCACCGCGCCAAGGATTGGCGGCGGCCTGGCTCATACCGTCACCACCGGGCCCGAGCTTTCCAACTGCACGGTATAGCTGCGCTCATTGTTGTAATCGCCCGCATATTCCAGCTTCTGGACCAGAAATTGCCCTTGCAGTTTCTGCCCGTCCTCAAAGCTGAGCTGATATGTGTCGAGCGTCCCGGCAATGGCGTTGGCGCGCATCCGGCTTTCGGCGGCGGACCCCATGAACACGCCGGCCGCGCTGACCGAGATCGCGCGGGCACCAGCGCCCGACAACAGGTCGCGCCAACCGGCACTGTCCTTGGTGGTGATCGTCACCGCCTGACCGGCGATGGACATTTGCGTGGTGCGCAGCCCGGCCACGGTGTTGAACGCGGGCGGGGTGGCGCCATCGGCAATCTTCAGCAGGAATGCGGCGCCGGATTGGGCGGACATGGGCGGTTCTCCATTGGGATGGCAGGGCCGGGGGCGGATGCCGCCGACCGGGGGACAATCACGCGTTCAGCGTGCGGAAACGGTATTCCAGCAGGATCAGCCGCTGGCTTTCGCCGCGCTGTTCGGCGCGGGCGCGCAGGAAATGGATGCCGATCACGGCAAACCCGTCCTGCGTGCGGGGCAGAGCCTTGATCCGGTCCTGAATGGCCTGCACCAGTGTGGCGGCGCTGTCGGGGCGATCACCCCGGCAATGCAGTTCCAGCGCGATGCGGGTTTCGTAACCGGTTTCGGTCTTGGTGCTCCAGTCGGCGCTGGCGCTGGCGGCGATCGACAGCCACGGCAGGCTGGTACGTGAGGGGGCCTCTTCGGTGACGGCGTTGAGCGATGTGGCCAGAGTCGCATCGCCAGCCAGCCAGGCGATCAAGGCCGCGCGCAGGGGGATTTCCATGGTGCCTAACCTTTCGACGGTGGGCGCAGCGCCATGTCGGGCCACAACAGCCCGGCAGAGCGCCAGCGCAATGGGCTTTGCTGGCGCGCCAGATAGGTGGTCTGCGCCTGCGCCTGGGCAAAGGCGCGGGCCGTAGCGGTCAGTGCCGAGGCAAAGGCATTGCCATCGGACAGGCGCGCGACGATCACGTCAGCCGCACCCGGCGCCAGGGACGCCACATCGCCGTCACCGAGGCTGCCGGCAGGGGGCTGGCACCGGCGTCTTCGCGCGCGCGGTGTTGATGCGCGGCCAGACGGATGATGCCGTGGCGGATACCGGGCGGCAGATCGCTCCATTGGCTGGCCAGTCCCGCGGTAAAGCGGACCACGGCATGCACATGGTTGCCCGGATCAATCACGCGCAGGCCGCATTCGCCCTCGGCGTTGATCCGCAGGTCATAGGCGTTGGTGTCCAGCTGATCCCGCGTGCCATCGGCGCGCACCGCATGCACGCTGGTGATGCTGATCACCGGACGTGTGGCCAACACCTGCCAGCCCGGTTGGGTCGCCGGAGGGCTCCATTCAGCGGGATAGGCATGGGTCTGCCATTCGCTGGCGGGTGGTATCCGGCGCCAATCGGTGGGCAGGCGGATGGTTTCCTCGACCGTGCAGGTCAGGGGCGTCAGGCCGGTGTAATCGGTACAGACATCGATCGCGGCTTCCAGCAACTGGGTCAACGGCGCATCGTCCAGCGTCGTGGAGATACCCAGCCATTCCTTGAGTTCGGCCAAAGCCGATGGCGGCAGCACCGCCGGGGTGACGATAACCCGCATCATGGCGGTCTCCGTTCATTGGGGTGGGACAAAAGGGTGGCGCCCGCTCCCGCAGCAGGAGAGGGCAGGGCAACGGTGTGCGGGCGCCAAGGCGCCGGGCGGCAGGGGAGGGAACCGCCCGGTCGGGGAGACCCCTTTAGGCGGCGGCGATCTTCAGCAGCTTGATCGCGTCGCTATCCAGCACCTGACCGCCCACGCGGCGGGTGGCATAGAAGTTGACGAAGGGCTTGTTGCTGTACGGATCGCGCAGAATGCGCGTGCCCATGCGTTCGGTGATGATGTAGCCCGCGTTGAAGTTGCCAAAGGCGATCGGATAGGCGCCAGCGGCCACATCGGGCATTTCGGCGGCCTCGATCACGGGATAGCCCAGCAGGCGATCGGGCTGGCCCTCGATCAGGCTGTTCTGCCACAGGAAGGCACCGTCCGCGTCCTTCAGCTTGCGTACGGTCGAGAGCGTCTTGGAGTTCATCACCCAAACCGCACCCTGACGATGGCCCGCCTTGAGTGCCATCACCATGTCGATCAGCTGCATGTCGGGAGTCGTGCCAAAGCCGGTGGCATTGTCCGAAGCGATGTATTGCAGCGTGCCAAACGTGCGGCTGGCATCGGCCGCGGTGCTGACCGGCGCACCCAAAAATCCCATCGGCTGGTTCGAGCCGGTGCCGGTGATGAAGGCGGCGCCTTCGGCACGGGCGAATTCACGGGCGATCTCGTCGGCCAGCCAGGCTTCCAGATCGAACGCGGCATCATCCAGCATCTGCTGGCTGGCCGAGGGGTTGGCGTAGAGTTCACCGGCGGGCGGGATGATTTCGGCAAACTGCGGGCTGCTGGTGCCAGGGCGGGCCGAGCTTTCCGAGACCCAGCCCGACACCGTGCCACCCAGCGAGATCAGCTTGCGATAGTCGGCGGTGCCGGTCTGCACGACCTGGGCGATCGCACGGATCGGGCTGTGCGCCACCAGCTTTTCGGCGATGCGGCGGTCCAGTTCGCTGGGCACGGCAAAGCCGCCATCCGCCGCCGACGAGATCGTCATCGACTTCAGCTCGGTCTCGCGGCCAGCGCGCAGATAGCCATCGACAAAGCCCTTCATCTCGATGTTGGGGGCGGCGTTGCCACCCAGCATCGGGCGACCCGCATGGCGCGCCGCACGGTCCATCCGCGACTTCACCTCGGCGATTTCCGAACGCAGGGTGTTGACCGTGGTTTCGGTCGCATCCTGACGCGCAACGATATCGAACGAGGCATTCAGCGCGTCTTCGTGGTTTTCGATTTCCATGGGGCTTTCACCTTTCACACTAAAAGGCCGCCCCATCAGGCGGCCGGAACAAAGGGTTGAGATGCAGGCCTCCGCATGGCTGCGGATGGCCTGCGGCAATTCAGGCAATCATGTGGACACGGGCGTCGGGCTGCATCGGGTGAGTCACCAGACTCACCTCGAACAGGTCGATGTCGGTCAATTCGCGGCCCAGCGCGTCCCGCTGAAAGCCACGGGCGCGATAGCCAAAGGACAGGCCGTTCACCTTGCCCGCTTTGAGCGCTGCGGCCGCGCCGCCCTGCGGGTTGTCGATGCGGGCGATGACGCGCAGGCCGTGGTCGTCTTCGCTGGCCTGTTCGATCCAGCCGATGCGTTGTTCGGGCTGGTGTTGCCAATACAGCGGCAGGGGCCCACGCCCGTTGCGCCGCCATTCCTCCAGCGTGCGGTTGAACGCGCCGGGGCGGATCGTGTCCTGCCCCGCATCGCGCCGGTCAAACAGCGCCGCATAGCCGGCAAAGCGCAGCCCGGCGGTGGCGGGATCGACCCTTTCGGGCAACACCGCGCTCATCGCAGCAGGTCCATCGCGCCAGAGCGCATCGCGATGCCGATCAGTACGCCCGCCAGAATGCCGCGCACCGCCCAGTCGACCACCGCCCGCCACGCACTCTGCTTGGCATCGCGCCAGGCGCGCAGCAATTCGCGCAGCTCGCTCAAGTCATCGGGCGCGCTCTCGTCGTTCAGCCCCATGCGGGCCAGCATCCGCGCCGCGCCCAATTCGCTGGCTTCCTCGACGATGGCGCGCAGCGTGGCGACGTCGCCACCTTGGGCGGTTTCCTGCGCCATCAGCCGGGCCAGCATGTCCTCACGCTTCATGGGGTACCTCCGAGGCGGGGGCGGCGGGCATTTCGGGAGACAGGCCGATCATCGCGCGCTTTTCCTCGCGCGTCAGGAAATCGGCGGCATTCACCTGCGACCACAGGCTCTGGCGGTCTTCGGCAAGGGCTGGCACCTTATCCAGATCGATCGACAGCCGCGCATCCGAGAACCAGGTCACCAGCCCTTCGGCCAGTGCGGCAAACAGCTTGCCCGCCAGCGGCAGCAGCGTTAGGCGCCACAGCGCGCGGTTTGCCTCGCGGTAGTTGCTGTAGGTGCTGTCACCGGGCAGACCCAGCAGCATCGGCGGCACGCCAAAGGCCAGCGCGATATCGCGGGCGGCGGCGGACTTCAGGCTGGCAAAATCCATGTCGGCCGGGCTCATCGAGAGCGACTGCCACTTCAGCCCGCCTTCCAGCAGCATCGGGCGGCCCGCATTGACATTGCCGGCAAAGGCGCGGTTCAACTCGTCACGCAGGCGGTCGAACTGTTCCGAGGACAGGCTGCCGCCATTGGCCGTGTCATACACCAGCGCCCCCGAAGGCCGCGCCGCGTTTTCCAGCAGCGCGCGGTTCCAGCGGGCCGCGGCATTGTGGGTGGCGATCGCCTGATCGGCGGCGTTCAGACACCCCGCGCCATAGTGGTCATCGGCCGGGTGGAACCCGCGAATGCAGATCACATTGGGCGAGGCATCGCCATCCAGCATGGGGATGTTCAGCGTGTTGTTGCCCACCTTGTACGCGATGCCGGTGGGCCAGCCGTCATTGCCAAACAGGACGGTCACACGTTCCGGGCGCAGCGCGAACAGCTCGACCGGCCATCCGGCGGCGTCTTTGATGATCTGGACATAGGCGTTACCGTGCAGCAGCAACTGGCTGGCCAGCGTTTCCAGCAAGGCCTGTCCGCCGCTGGTGGCGGTGACCAGGGTGGTCAGTTCAGGATCGGTCGGCGCCAGAGGGGCGCCCGCAATGCCATCAGCCACCAGCCGCACCGCGCGGTGCGCCACCGGATTGTCCAGATAGGCGCGCCGGACCGAGCCATTGTAATCAAAGGTTTCGCGGCCAGCCGCGCCGTCCGTGAACAGCCAGGGCGAGGCATAGGATCGCGCCAGCGGCACCCGCGGCCCCTTGGCCTTGAACGCCGAGGCGATGGAGTTGATGAAGTTCATGGATCGCCTTTCGATTACTTGGGCGACGCGGGCGCGCCGCACACAGAGAGCCACCGGCCAAAAGCGGCCGTCAGGCATTTGCGAAACGGTGTGGTCAGTGGTTACAGATCGCAGACGCGCGGTGGCGCGCGGCGGTTGAGCATCAATTCGGTCAAGGCCCAGACGGCGGCGTCCGCCCGGTCGGGTGAGCGGCCCGGCCCCTGATAATCACCGCCCGTCATCAGCCCGCACAACTGGTCTTCCAAGGCGGCAAAGCTGCCGACATGGCGCACCCGGCCGGCCTCATACAGCGCGGCGACGGGTTCGGCGCGGGCCGATTTGCCCGCGCTGGCATGCACCAGCCGGATCGGCAGGTTGATGTCGGCGGCACGCAGCACGCTTTCTACCATCGCCCCGCCCTGATTGGCTTCGGCCACCACGCGGTCGGCGCGATAGCGGATGGCGGTGTCCGACACCGCCCGCGCCCAGCGTTCCGGGCTGGCGCGGGCCAGCGTGCGGTCGGCCAGAACGCGGGCGATGCCATCATCGCCCAACGCCACCACGACAATGCCACAGGCATCGCCATGCGCCGAGGCGGGCGGATCGACCCCCACCACGGTACGGGTGACATCGGCGCTGGCGGCGGGCTCGCGGCACGATTCCAGCAAGGCGCGGGTCCATAGCGCGCCTTCGCGGTCGAGCAGCATTTCGCCGTCCAGTTCTTGTCGCGCCAGCGCGCTTTTGCCCAGTGTGCGACGGATGTCCCGGATAAAGCGGGCGGGCAGATTGCTGGCATTGTCCTCTGTCCGCCCGCGTGAGACGGCCAGGTCAGGGGTTTGCAGCAGGTGCTGCATGATCGGCACTGCGCGCGGTGTGGTGGTGGCCAGCGTGCGGGGCCTATCGCCCAAGCGCAGGCCCAACATCAGATTGTGCCATGTTTGCATGGCGCGATCGGCGGAATGATCCCATTTGGCAACCTCGTCACACCATGCGTGGCTGTGCTGTGGTCCGCGCAGGCTTTCGGGTTCGGCGGCGGAATAAAGTGTCGCCTGCGCCCCATTCGGCCAGGTTAACCGCCGCAGCGAAGGCTCGAAGCTGGGGCGGCGATGCGGGTGGCCACAGGCGATCAGCCCGCTCTCACCCTCGATCATCACCGCCCGGGCATCACCCAGTGACGCACCAATCAGCGCGATCCGGGCATCCGGGTTCTGACGAGCAATGGAACGAACCCATTCGGCGCCCGCCCGCGTCTTGCCAAAGCCGCGCCCGGCCATGATCAGCCACAAGCGCCAATCGCCTTCGGGCGGTAATTGCTCAGGCCGCGCCCACAGATACCACAGATGGGCAAAGGCGGATTTTTCATGCGGGGCCAGTTTGCCCAATGCCATCAGGCGCTCCTCTGGCGACATGGCCAGCAACCATTCCAGTTGCTGGTTATGCGTCATGGGGCCGTTCATCCTCGTCCTCGTCATCCAGCGCCTTGCCCGCCAGAGAACGCTGGCGCATCCGCTCCAGCTTGGCGTTGATCGAGGCGAGGATGGCGTCTTCATCCATATCGTCGCGCGCGGCCCGTTCGCTGGCCACCGTCTCGCGGTGAGCGGACAGCAGGCGAAAGGCGGTGGCGTTGTCATAGGCGCGGGCGCTGCGCTTGGTACCGGCGGCGGGTTTGATTTCACCGGCGCGCAGGCGGCGCAACAGTTCCATCTCCAGATGGTCGTACCCTTCGCACAGAGCGCCGCGCCACGCCTGTGCAAAGGCCGGGTCACAGCGCCGCGCTTCATACACCAGCGCGGTGGAAACCTTTGCCTTGCGGGCAGCGGCGCTGACATTGGATGTCGCGGCCAGTTCAGCCAGAAACGCCTTGGCCCATGCGGACTTGCCATGGGGGGCGGGCGGACTGGCGCAGGAAGTCTTCTTCACGACACCAGCCAAGCCGGCGCCGGGTTCGGGGCGTTCCGCCAT